ACTCCGTTTTTATGGTGTCAAAATTGAATGAGGAATCTAGGAAGTAAAGAAAATGGCTAAAGGACGAAGGCCCGCACCGCAGGCACTAAAGCAAAAAAGAGGCACGGCCCGAAAGGACCGAGCCCCAAAAAACCCGGTAAGTACTACGGTAAGTAAGCCCGTAAATAAAACGCCCAGCTTCTTAAAAGCAAAGGGTAAGCTAATGTATGAGCGAAGCGTAAGCCACCTGCATAGTATGGGACTGCTTAGCCAAATAGACGATACAGCGCTAGAGCTTTTGGCTATGGCTTACCAGGAATGGTACAGCGCAGAACTCAAGCTACAAAGGGAAGGCCGTATATATGAAACCTTCAGCAGCAACGGAGCTAAAGTATTAAAGGCGCACCCAGCGGCAGCGCAAAGCGCGGACGCTTGGAGGCGCATAAGAATGATGCTAATAGAATTTGGTTTAACCCCTGCGAGTAGATCCAAGCTAGAGCGCCCGGAAGGCCGAACTTTAGACATAGACGATATTATAGAAATGTAGCCGAATGTACGACAAACACAAAGCAGAGAGAGTAATAAAGTTTATAGAGCGCATTACTACGCATACGAAAGGAGAGCTAGCAAAACAGCCCTTTATACTAGAGCCTTTTCAAAAGCAAGTAATAAGCGATATATTCGGCAACGTGAACGAGGACGGCCTCCGCATAACGCGGGAGGCTTTCCTCTTTTGGCCTCGTAAGAATGGTAAGACTAATTTTCTAGCAGCTCTAGGCCTTTACTTATTGGTAGCAGATAACGAGCCAGGAGCTGAAATAATAGTATGTGCAGCGGACCGGGGCCAGGCTGGAATGATTCACGAAATTCAAAAGCAGATGGTGCTACAGTCTCCTTTGCTAATGGACAAGGTAAAGGTATACCGTAACAGTATAGTAGGTAAAGACGGAAGCTTTATACAAGCGCGAAGCGCGGACGCTGATACCGCCCACGGGTATAATGCTCACGCGGTTTTATTTGACGAGCTCCACAGCCAACCGAATAGGGAACTTTACGACGTAATGAAGACGGCGAGCGGAGCGAGGAGGCAACCGCTTTTTTTTAGTATATCTACAGCGGGAACGAATAAGGAGAGCATTTGCTACGAGGTATACGACTACGCTAAAAAGGTAAGGGACGGTATTATAGAAGATCCTACTTTCTACCCGCATATCTTCGAAGCTGACGAGGAGGACGATATTTACAGCTCTAAGACTTGGAAGAAAGCTAACCCCGGTTACGGTGTAACGATTAAGGAGGACTATATAAAAGCGCAAGCGCAAAAAGCTAAAGCCTTAGTAACCTATGAGAATACTTTTAGGAGGCTGCACTTGAACCAATGGACTACGAGTGAGGTACGCTGGGTAAGTGATGAGGATTTTATGAGATGTAGCGAGGAGTACAATATAGAGGACTTAAAAGGTCGAGACTGCTACGCAGGCTTAGACCTTGCAAGTACTGAAGATTTAACGGCGCTAGTATTGGTCTTTCCTCCGGTCTATGAAGCTGAACCTTTTAAAACTTTGGTTTGGTCCTGGGTAAGCGAGGCGGCAGTAGATAGAAGGCAAGGTAAGAGCGGAGCGGACTATAACGCTTTTATAAGTACTGGCGAGCTAGACGTAACGGAGGGCAACGTAACGGACTACCGCTATATAAGTAAAGTAGTTTATGAGGTAGCGGAGCTGTTTAATATACGGGCCATAGCTTACGATAGGTGGAATAGTAGCAGCCTTATAGCGGACTTAGCAGAGGAAGGTCTACCGGTGGAGCCTTACGGCCAAGGCTTCGCAAGTATGAGCCCAGCTATTAAGCAGCTAGAAATATGGATAAGGAGTAACCAAATAGCTCATAACAATAATAGGCTACTACGGTGGTGCGTTAGTAATGTGCAGGCTAAAAGTGATCCGGCAGGTAATTTAAAGTTTGACAAAGCTAAGAGCACGGATAAAATAGACGTCGCGCAGGCTTGGGCTATGGCGGTGGGTATATGGTTAGTTAAGCATAGGACTGATGACGAGGAAGGCAGTATATACGACGAGCGGGACCTAATTATATTATAATGACGGTAGAAGAGGCTAAAGAACTAACTTTTTTTTTAATGGATAAAAAAATAGTAGCTTTTCCGCAGCTCACTACTGGCGGGGCTTGCGTTAATATATTGGTAGATGGAGAATGTTACACCCTAAAAAAAAATGAAAATTTTTACGGGAAAGTTTGCATATTAAAAAAGTAGCCGTATATTTACACCAGTAATAACAACAACAACTACTACAAAATGAAACAAGTATTTACAGTAAGCGGAAACAAAGCAGGAGAGCAAATTATTTTTACAGCTCAATTTGAAAAGTCAAAATTTTTAACTGTTATTGATGCTATTAGCACGTTTAACACAATACAAGACGTAAAAGAAGCAGAAGCTAAAGGTTTATTTAAGTTAGTATAATGAAACTAAAGAGAGTAATCCAATACGCCGGCGCTGAGATCTTAGAGACTCAGCCCGGCTCTTTTACCGCCTTACCGAATACCCCAAGCTTCTACGGAAGCCGCAAGTTTAACAGCTTAGAAAAAGCTAAATTTTATTTAAAGCAATGGCAAAGAAAGTAATAACCCAGGATCAAAAGGACGCGAGAGCGCTCTTAATCGTAGTAGCTAGCGGGCTGCTATTCTTCCCAATGATGAACCTACTATTTAAAGCTATGAGCTTTATACAGTACATTCTTTTAGGTTATGTTTACTAAGATAGGTTACTACTGCGAAGCTTGCGCTATTTATACGGAAGCTGGCGAAGATCCGCAGGCCTGCGCCGCTTGCATAGAAAAGGAATACGATAACGCTATTTTATTTATATGAGAATCATTTTAGTAGAGTCTAAGAGCTCTAGAAAGGTAGAAGGCTTTAGGACACTTACCAAAGCTTGTAAGGCCTTAAAATTAAACTACAGTACTTTAACCAAGGTTATTAACTCCAAGTGCAACTACTACGAGAACGACCGTTTTAAAATTACTAGGCTGCCTATACAATAAAAAACGCAACGAACCAAGAAGTAAATACTTTTTTTTGTATATTTGCATAAAGTATACACTTCTAAGTTTTGGCAGAAAATAAAAACCCTGGGCTATTAGCCCGCTTATTTAGAAGCTCCCCGGAAAACCCCAGCACTAGTCTAGCTAACCCTGCTGCGTGGCTTACGGGGCTTTTTGGTACTAGCAAAACGGGAGTACAAGTAAGCGAAGACAACGCGCTAACCTTTAGCGCTGTTTACGCAGCTGTAAGGATCATAAGCGAAACGATAGCTAGCATACCTCTAAACGTATATAAAGCAGATGGCGAAACCCGCGTAAAAGCGGTAGGCCATCCAATCCAAAAGCTATTAGCAGAACAGCCAAATAGCGTGAGCTCTACGTTTACTTTTCGCGAATGTATGGCGGCTAACTTGGTACTGCACGGTAACAGCTATGCAAAGATAGAAATGAACGGAGCCGGCAGGCCCGTATCTTTAACGCCTCTTAATCCTTTACTAGTAGAGGTTAAAATAGTAGACGGCGAAAAGGTCTATATATTCGATAAAAAGCATACGTACTTAGACTACGAAGTTTTACACTTTGTAGGGTTAAGCTTCAACGGCCTAACGGGTAAGAGCCCTATAACGGTAGCCCGCGAAGCCGTAGCTATTGGGCTAGCGGCCCAAGAGTACGGCGCACGCTTCTACTCTAATGGAGCGAATACCGGCGGGGTTATTACTTCTCCTGGCCGTTTATCTTTAGAAGCTATAAACCGACTTAAACAAAGCTGGAATAGAGCTAACGCAGGACTAAGCAATACCCACGGTACGGCGATACTTGAGGAAGGTATGAAGTACGAGAAGGTAGGACTTGATCCGGAGGCGGCCCAGTTCTTACAGTCTCGTAAATTCCAAGTAAACGAAATAGCTAGAATCTTTAGAATACCTCCGAGCTACTTAGCGGACCTTGAGAACTCAAGCACTAGAGCTAACGTAGAGCAGCAGAGTATAGTATTTGTTAGGGACTGTCTACAGCCTTACGTTAGACGTATGGAGGTAGAGCTAAACCGTAAGCTATTTAGAGAGGACGAAAGTAACTACTATGCTTACTTTACCCTAGAGGGTTTAATGCGAGGAGACCAAAAGGCTAGGTATGAAGCTTACGCCGTAGCGCGTAATTGGGGCTGGCTATCGGTAAACGATATTAGAGATTTAGAGAACCTTAACCCGGTAGAGGGTGGGGACATTTACCTACAGCCTCTTAATATGCAGAGAGCAGGCGAAGACGACACTAACGTAGATGCTGACTAATGCCCTGGACCGACTACCCACAAGCCGCAGTAGATAACGCTAAGAGAGCTCTAAAAATCCGAGAGGAGGAAGGGACGGACTGCGGTACGCCGGTAGGCTGGGAATCGGCCCGAATAATAGCTAATAGAGAGGTAGTAACAAAAGAGCGCCTACCTAGAATTTATAGCTTTTTATCTAGAGCTAAAGTTTACGACCAAGGTAATTTTAAAGACGAGGACGGTAAGCAAATATGCGGCTCTATAATGTACGCAGCGTGGGGCGGTGATGAAATGCACCGCTGGGCAGAAAGAACCTTAAACAATATGAAAGAAGAAAAAAGCGAGCGCCATATAAAGAAGGTAGAAGAAACAGCTACCGAAATTATTATAACCTACGGCAAATCCGAACCAATGGAGGAAGCCGGCTATAAGGAAGACGAGGACCGGGCGGAAGCCGACGAGGTAAACGTAGGGGACTTCGTAAGCTGGAACAGCTCCGGAGGACGTAGCCAAGGGGTTATAGTAGAAGTAGAGCGTAACGGACAAATAGAAAGCGATAGCGGCTTTAAAGTAAACGGCACGGCGGAAGATCCCGCAGCGCTTATAAGTATTTACGAATACGATAGCGAAGAGCAAGCTTTTACGGAGCGTAAACCACCGCTAAGAGTAGCGCACCTATTCAGCACGTTAACGAAAGTAGACGGCGCAGAGGTACGCAGTAAAGAGAACCTAGTAGAGCAAAGAAGCTACAACAGCGAAACAAGAGCTGTAGAGGGCAGAACGGTAGAAGGTTACGCTAGTGTTTTTAATTCAATGAGCGAGGACTTAGGAGGCTTTAGAGAGATCATACTACCGGGAGCTTTTAAGAACGCTCTTAACGACGATATACGAGCACTCTATAACCACGATAGTAACTACCTGCTAGCTAGAACTGCTAGCGGTACGTTAGAAGTTAAGGAGGACGATAAAGGCCTTTACTATCGTTTTGAGATGCCTAACACTAGCTACGGTAACGACTTACTGGAGCTGTATAAAAGAGGAGATTTAACGCAGTCAAGTTTTGGCTTTACTGTAGATAACGATAGCTGGCGCCTAGAGGACGGCCAGCACGTAAGATATATAGAGAGCGTAAGTTCTTTATTTGACGTCAGCGCCGTAGTTTACCCGGCATACGTACAAGCCTCAAGCGGACTACGCAGCGCCGAGCCTAACGGCGAAGGCGAAGCGGAGGAAGCAAGAGAGACACCCAAAGAGGAGGTAAACTTGAATTTATATAATGCTTTAATTAAACTAGCTAAAAATGAACGCTAAACAATTGCGCGAAAAACGCGCTGCTCTTATTGAGCAAATGCAAGGAATGGTAGCGGCTGCTAAAGCAGAAGGCCGTAACCTTTCAAACGAGGAAAACGAAAAGTTCGACACTATCAACAACGAAGTAGACGAGCTCCGCGCTTCTGCTACTCGTATCGAAAGAGCCGAAGAACTTAAAAAAGAACTAGCTTCTAAAGCTGACGAGGTACGCGAAAGCGCAGCTCCTGCTAAAGTAGAAGCTCGCGACGCTTTTAACGCTTACTTACGTAAGGGCATTAACGGTCTAACACCGGCAGAAGCTAACGCTTTAGGTGAGATGCGCGGAACTGATACGCAGATTACTACTGATAACGGTTTAGGAGGGTTCCTAGTACCGGAGAACTGGAGCGACTTTATAAGCGCTACCGAGTTATTTAAATCGGACATTGAGCAAGTAGCTACAGTTATTCGTACGGCAAACGGCCAAGCGTTTAACTTACCTGCTAACGATGACACTAGCGTAGTAGCTGCTATCTTAGGAGAGGGTACTGCTGCAACTGTTAGCGATATGACTTTTACTAATGTTAAATTTGATCCGTTTACTTACGGTTCGGGCTTGGTAAAAGTTTCTAATCAGTTAATAAGCGATAACGCTTTCGATTTGGCTAGCTTCGTAGGTGGCCAATTGGCTAACCGTTTAAAGAGAGGTATTAACGCAGGTTTAACTACTGGAGCTGGAGATGCTAACGCGCCTCAAGGTATTGTAGTCGGATCCAATCAAGGTAAGCTATTGACTTCAAATTCAGCTATTACGTTAAGTGAGGTAATGGACCTATTTTATAGTGTAGACGCTTCTTACCGTAACGCTCCTGGCGCAGGGTGGATGATGAATTCTAGCACAGCTAAAGCTATTAGAATTCTAGGTTTTGCGCAAACAAATGATTTCCCTTCGTATGTGCCGGGAATGAGCGTAGGAGAGCCGGATATGTTATTCGGTAAGCCGGTATACATTAACGAAGATATGGCTTCGATTGGTGCTGATGCTAAAGTAATTTTATTCGGGGACCTTTCGCAGTACTACATCCACGAAGCTGGAGGCGTACAGATTTTAAGACTTACTGAACGGTTCGCTGATTCCCTCTCGCAGGGCTTCATTGGCTATCGAAGAGTCGACGGAAACGTACTACAAGGCAGCGCTATTAAGCACCTAGTAATGGGCTCTTAATAATGAAGGTTATTTTTAACCAAGCTATAGCAGGGGCAGACTTCCACTACCGTAAGGGGCAGGTGGAAGTGCTGCCTACTGCGCTAGCTCAAGACCTATTAAATGCTGGCTTTTGCTCGGTAGTAGAGGAGAAGAAAGCGGCTAAAGCTGAGAGAGCAGTAAGCAAAAAGACCACAAAAAGAACAACCCGCAAAGCTAAGTAATGAGCTATAGTATAATTACCCCGGCAACTTTAAAGGCTTTAACCGTACAAGAGGTTAAGGACTATTTACGCGTAGACTCTAGCGACGAGGATACTCTACTTGGGGTACTTATAGACGCAGCTACGCAAATAGGCGAGCACTACTTAGGGCGGTTCTTATTGACTACGGTAATAGAAGAATTTTACGATTTCTTCCCGGTGTATAAAACGGGAGTAGATCCGTTCCAAGGGGACAAAAATATAATCTATTTAAGTAGAGGACCAGTACAAAGCGTAGCTAGTGTTAAGTATGTAGACGGCAACGGAGACGAGCAAACAGTAAGCGCTAGCGATTACGCTACCGACTTAGTTAGCGAGCCTGCGCGTATAATGCCGGACCAAGGCTGGCAAGCTACAAAGGACACGGTAAACGCTGTTATAGTGCGTTATACTTGCGGCTATACTCAAGCTTCGGACGTACCGGCTAATATAAAGGTAGCTTTACTTTTGATTATTGGCGAGATGTACGAGAAGCGAGTAGACAGCGTACACCGCTTACCAACGGCTAGCGAGCACTTGCTAAACCCTTATAGAGTTTTCCGCTTTGATTGATCCCGGTAAACTAGATAGACGTATAACGCTTAGAAGCGCTACCATAGCTAAAGATGCTTTCGGCGAGGACGTGCGTACTTATAGCGACCTGGCTAACGTTTGGGCTAAAGTGGAGTATAGAGGTATACCCAAAGAAGGGGAAGAAACCGCTAAAACTACGAGCGTAAATAAAGTACGCTTTACTATTAGATACCGCAGCGACGTAGACGCTACCAATAAAATAAGCTGGAATAGCAACACCTACGAAATAGAGGGCGTAAGCTTGGAAGGTAGAGAGCGTTACTTAATTATAGATACTACACTTCGGGACTGATGAGGCAGGGTATTTACTTTGAGGTAGAAGGTTTAGAAAAGGCTTTAATGAAGCTAGAACGGTTAGCAGAAATAGACCGTAAGAAGGCTAGACAATTTAAGGCCGGTATAAAGAAAGCAGCTAGACCAATGGTAAAAGCTGTTAAAGCTTCTATAACTAATTCTAAAAATAAAAAGGCGGTTACTAAAAGTATACAAACCAAGCGCTCTAAAGATCCTGCAAAACGTAAGTACAAAGAAGTAACTTATAAAAGCGGTAACTTAAAAAAGTCTATAGGATTTTTTCCTAGTAGAAAACGAGGAGCGCTTTTAGGGTATGTAGGAGCTAGAACCGGAAGAAGAGCGGGTAAGACTTTCGACGGTTACTACGCAGCTATTGTAAACTATGGAATAGGAAGAGGTAAAGCTAAAGCGGAACCGGACAAAAAGAATAACATAGATTACGCAGAAAAAGGCTTTAATAAAGCCGCAGCACAAACACAAGCACAGCTACTAAGAGAAGTACAAAAAATACTAAATCAGAGCTTATACCAGCTCAGTAGATAATGAACGAAGGCAAAGCTATATATAGTATTCTAACTAATGACAGCGACGTAAGCGCCTTAATAGGTACTAGAGTTTACCCGCAAGTAGCAGCCCAGGGGGCCGCTTTTCCTTTTGTGGTATATGTGTTACAAGATAACACCCCTAGCGACACTAAAAGCGGGGTAAGCACTTTAGACGAAATACGCTACGACATAGTAGCAGCAGCAGAAACCTACAGCCAACTAACGGACCTTACGGAGAAAATTAGAACGGCCTTAGACCGTTACACGGGAACGGTAGAAGGGGTAGTAGTAGATAGCATACAGTTTACGGAATTGGACGTAGATAACGACCCAGCTACGGAGACCTTCGTAAGCAGCTCGGAATACATTTTAAGAATAAAGCGATGAAAATAACACTAACAAAAAAAGTAACCTCTCCTAGTGGTAAGAAGCTAGCTAAAGGTCTAACTTTATCAGTAGTAAACGAATACGGCCAGGAGCTTATAGAAGCGGGAAAGGCTGTTAAATTTGGAGAGGAAGCCCCGGCAGAAGCTCCGCAAGTAATAGAAGAAGAACAAATAAATTTAAATTAAAATGGCAACTACTGGCATTATGAACGGAACCCTACTAGGGGTTTACGCAGGAGGCACTCTAATAGCTCACGCTACCGAGGGCTCTATCTCTCTTTCGATGGATACGAGAGATGCAACTACTAAGGACAGCTCCGGAACGAGAGACTTACTAGAAGCAACTAAAAGCGGTACTATTTCGGTATCTGCACTATACGCAGAAGACGCAGCTTACGGCGTAGATGATCTTATGACAGCTTGGAGCGGACGCACTACGCTTACTATTAAGTTCTCTACTGAAGTAACGGGAGACCACTACTGGGAGGCTTCAGCTTATGTAACTTCTTTAGAGGTAAATTCCGGAATGGAGGACAATGTAACTTACTCAGCTACATTTGAATTAAGCGGCGCTATAACTTACGGTACTATCTCTTAATAGTAAACACTAAACACACTTAAAGCAAATGGTTAAATACGTAGAAATAGGAGGCGAAGAAAGACCGGTTAAATTTGGCTTCGCTGCTTTAATGGAATTTACCGAGGAGAACGGCTACACTATGGCCGACCTTGATAACCTCGGCGAAAATATGAAGCTAAAGGACGCGCTCTTTTTAGTTTGGTGCGGTTTAAAGCACGGGGCTAGGGTAGAGAAAAAACCTTATAGCTATAGCATAGACGATATAGCGGACTGGCTAGACGAACAGCCCGAAGCTATGGAGAAGGTTCTAAACGTATTTAGCTCAAGCTTTGGAGCCTCGGAAGAGGAAAAAAAGTAAACGGGGCGCCGGGCAATAGCTCGGCAGCCCCTTTAACTTTTGACTACTACCAGGAGCTAGCCCTTGGGCAGTTAAACTGGACACCGGAAGCATTTTACAATGCTACGCCTAGAGAGTTAAATAATGCCTTGAAAGGCTTTTTTAATTTGTACGAAATAAACCAGCAGCAAAGTTGGGAGCGGGAGCGCTGGAGTACTACTATACTAGTGAACCTAGAGCTACCAAAAAACAAAAAGATAAAGCCCCAAGATCTTACCGTATTTCCTTGGGAAAATAAACACAAAGAAGCGAAGCTAAGTAAAGAACAAGCTAAAGCAATACTAAGCAAATGGCAAAAAAGAGCGTAGCGAGTACTAACGTAAGCATAGGCGCTAACCTTTCCGGCCTTAAAAGAGGTCTAAAGATAGCGGGTAACAGCCTTAAAAAGTTTGGGGCTAGTGCTAAACGTATAGGCGGTAATATTACTAGAAATGTTACTTTACCTTTTGCCGCTGCTGGCGCAGCTGGTGTAAAGATGGCTACGGACCTAGAGACTAGCTTTAGCAAAATAGAGAATCTTGTAGGTATTACGGGCAAGGCGCTAGACGATTTTAAGACTAGCGTAAAAGGCGTAAGCGCTGTAACCGGACAAAGCCAGCAGGCACTAAGTGAGGCACTCTTTACGGTGGCCTCCGCAGGTCTACGAGGGGCAGAAGCTACCGAGGTATTAGAACGAAGCGCTAAAGCTTCCGCTATTGGCTTAGGAGATACCCAACAAATAGCGCAAGCTTTAACGGGGGTACTACAAGCCTACAGCAAAGAAGGCCTAACGGCAGCGGAAGCTACCGACACTTTAACGGCTATAGTAAGGGAAGGTAACCTAGAAGCGGAAAGCCTAGCTCCTACCCTTGGGCGTATAGTGGGTATAGGTTCGCAGCTAGGTATAAGCTTCCAAGAGTTAGGCGCTAACATAGCGACCTTTACGCGCTTGGGTGTACCGGCAGAGGAGGCCGTAGTAGGTTTACGCGGTGTAATGACTAGCTTTTTAAAGCCTACGCAAGACGCTGAAAAGGCGTTAGCTACTTTAGGCTTAACTTCCGAGGACCTAAGAAATAAGGTAGGAGAAGAGGGCCTACAGTCTACGCTAGCTTTCCTTACCGAAAGCTTTAAAGGAAACGACGAAGCGCTAGTTAGTGTATTCGGAAACGTAAGAGCCCTTAGTACTGTATTGGGTACGGCGGGAGCCCAGGGCGAAGCCTACGCAGATGTACTAAACAACATAAGCAACAGCACCGGAATAGTAGACGATGGCTTTAAAAATGTAAGCCAAACGAGCGGCTTTAAATTTCAGCAAACGCTTAACAGTTTAAGAAACGCAGGTATAGAACTAGGGGCTGCTTTACTGCCCTTAGTTACTAAAATAGCTAACTTCCTTACTAGAGCTATAAACGGCTTTAGAGATCTTAGCACCGAAACGAAAACTATAATACTAACGCTTACCGCTGTATTAGCGGCTAGCGGTCCAATAATGACGGCTATAGGTTTTATAGCTACTGCTATACCTATGATTATTAGCCCGGTGGGTTTAATTATAGCTGGAATAATCGCAGCTACTTTTGCCGTTATAAAGTTTTGGGATGAGATAAGACCAGTACTAGTAAAGACTATAAACTTTTTTATAGACCTATATAACGAAAATATGGCTTTTAGAGGGGCTATTCAATATGTTATTTTCAGCTTTAAAAACTTTTGGACTGTTATAAAAGCTGTATTTAACGGACTGATAGAGTATTTAAAAAGTGTAAAGGATTTTTGGGTAGCTGTATTTACTGGAGATTGGGAAGGAATAAAACGCGCTTTAAAAAGAGGGTTAGATTCAGTACTTGATACGGTAGACGAAACTATTGCGGGAGTAAAAGATAATTTCGACGATGCCCTAGAAAACACCTTTACCCCTAAAGAAAAAATAGAATTTGTTACTGAGGAGGGACTACAAAAGGGAATAGATAATATAACGGAACCCGTAAAAAAAGCTTGGGCAAAACTTACGGGTATGTTCACTTTTGCCGGTGGTGCGGGTACTAGTACTGGCGGTGGTGGTGGTGGCTTACCTAATTTAGATCCTTCAGCCTTGGAGGACTATATGTATAGCGATGAGGACGCAAAAAAGACTACTAGCAACTTATCTAGAGTAGGGCTAGCTTGGAAGCAGTACGCTGTACAAGTACAAGCTAACGCAGAACAAGCCGCCGGAGCTATTACCAATATGGTAGATACCATTATACACGAAGGCCTAATGAAACTAGGCGAGGCTTTAGTAACGGGTAAATTTGACTTTAAAAGCTTTAGTACTTTTATTCTTAATGCTTTCGCTAATACTGCGGAGCAATTAGGTAAACTAGCTATAAGTATAGGCTTCGCCGCTAAAGGTATTTTCGAAGCCTTAAAAGGAAAGCCGGAACTAGCTATACTAGCTGGGGGGGCTCTTTTAGTTTTGGCGGGAGTAGCTCGCGCACAAATGGCTAAAATGGCTGAAAATCAACAGCAAGTAAAACTAGCGAAAGGGGGGTTAGCCTATGGCGAAACTTTAGCTGTAGTGGGAGACAATCCAAATGCTAGAATGGATCCGGAGGTAATAGCGCCACTAAGTAAGCTGCAAGGAATGCTAGGCAAAGCCAACGGAGGAGCTGTAGAGGTGTACGGACGTATAAGCGGCCAGGACATCCTCCTAAGCTCCGAGAAAGCAGGACGAGTAAGAACTAGATATAGAGGTTTTTAATAGATGGGTTTAAGATTACAAAGCGAATTCCACAGCTCAACCAATAAGCTCTATAAGATAGAGATATACCAGGAAGGCTTTACTGCCGGTATTACTTCTTTTACGGTAGCGAGCGACGGCTTTACCTTGGACTACTCCGGAGAAACCGACGATATAGTAAGCCCTATTATTGGCTCTAAGTGTACGATAAACGCCTACAATAGAAACGGAGCGCTAGACGGCTTTATAAGCAAGCTCTTAAATAGACAAGAGCACCTCTTTTACGTTAAGATAAGTTTAGACAGCGGGAGCGGTTACGGTACTTATTGGACCGGTGTACTTACTCAAGATCTTATAAGCGAGCAAGACGAAAGCAGCCCTAGCATATTCCAAATAGTAGCTACGGACGGAATAGGCCTACTGGCTAACAAAGAATACCAAGAGCTAACAAATCAAACAGTAGAGGACTTCTTAGAGGATGCTGTAGGAGCTATAGGCTTAGACGAGATTTACGCAGCGAGCGACTTATTTTACGCTACTTCCGTAAATGTTTGGGACATACAGCAAACCTACAGCGCTACTACGGACGTTACTACGCTTACTAGATTCGATCCTAGGGTATACAGCTCTAAAGATGAGGACGGAACTATAACATACTCTAATTACTTAGAAATACTTAAAGAGCTTTGTATAGCCTTTGGCGCTAGGTTCTACCAAAAGAACGGTATTTACTATTTCGAGCAATACCTAGAAAGAGCTAACGCTAGCAGGGTAGTATATACTTATAGATTTGCAGGAACTTTAGGAGCTACTCAAACCATAAGCGACGACGTAACGCTAGACGGTACGACTACTGGAGGGGCTAGGCTTTCGGGTAATAGCTATACTTACTTGCCTGCTATGCAGAAAGTACAAGTAAGCTACAACCAAGAGCGAGCAAATAACTTGCTAGCTAGTGGTATGACTTTTACGGCTAGCACCGGAAGACAAAACTTAGGCTTTTTGTCGGACAGCGATAACGCTAGAGTAGAGGTAATAGGAGACTTACTTTACCAGCTCACGCATAACGGCGGAGCGGGTACGGTAACTATTGGTTTATCTTGGCGGCCCGTATGGCGTATAGAACTACGCATAGAGGACGTACTAAACCCCGGAACGTACCACTACCTTAAAAGAGATTGGAGCCCAGGAACGGCCCCCGGCGCTAATATCTACAGCGCTACTTCGTGGACCACTACACCAAGCTACTACTATTTAGATGGCGGTAGCGCTAACAATGAACTAGACGGCGTTTACCTAGCTAAAGTAGTAGGGTTAGTTACACCTCCTATACCGGTAAGCGGTACGGGAGAGCTGGACGTAGAATTTTACAACGTCTACGACAATAGCTATAACGTACAAACCGTACCTAGTTACTTTACCGAAACTAGAACGGCTAAGAACTTTAGAGCGCTTTACTTGAATGATAGCGGAGCGCAAAGCGATATAACTATTTACAGCTCTACCAATAGTGGCAATACGGTAAAGAGTAACCTTATTTTAGATCTTGGCGAGTTAAGGCTAGGAGACAGCACCGGAATACAAGGCAGCCTATACGTTTATACGGGTAGCGCTTGGGTAGCTTCTACGCAATGGCGTAGAGGTAATAGCGGTAGCTACCAAAGCTTGCTAAAGCTTTTAACCTCGGAAGTATTAAGCTTACACCACCAGCCCGTAGAAATTTATAACGGCACTATAGTAGGACCGTTTGAATTTGGCCGCCGCTATGTTTTTGATAGTGCGGACTGGCTTATAATGGGCGGGACGTTTAACGCTAATATGGACGAGTGGAGCGCTGAATGGTTCGCAATAGATAGCGACGACAGCGATATAGCGGCAGACACTCCGGTAGGTACTGGGGGAGGCTCCGACTTCCAAGCTAGGGTAAGCAGCCAGCAGGGTACGGATGAGATTATAATAGCCGACATAGTAAACACTACGCAAGCTAACGTAGAGGGGACCTTATCAACTAACGGAGGCGTAACGACGGCGGTAAACGCCGTAGCTGCAACCCCGGCAGGTAGCGAAGAAATAAGCGCCTCTAACTATATGAACTTTATAAGCTACAGCGGTGCTAACGGTACGTATACCTTAAACCTTCCGGCGGCTAGCGATGGAGTGTTATTAAGGTTTAAAACGGACGATACAGTGCTAGCTAATAAGACGGTAACACTAAGCGCAGACGGCAGCGAAACTATAGACGGAGAAAGCACTTACGTAATGGATCGTAGCTACGACGGTATTAGCTTACTAGGTTATTCGGGAAATTGGTATATAGTACAAAAGAAAGAGAAATAAGGACTAAGTTTATACAATAAATAGAATATGAAAAAAGCTCAATACTTCTACCTGCTACGCAGAGGCTTTTTTAGCGGTGGCGGTTTAGACTCCGACTATCAAGCAGTACTAGACCAAGCTACTACGCGAGGCTTTACAGCTCCTAGCGATACCCAGCAGAATTTACAAAGCAATATAATAAAGACGCTAAAAGCTTATGGCGTTTGGGACAAGCTAGACCTATTTTATTTATTAGCTGGCGAGCAGGAAAACTTCGCTAGACTTAATTGGAAAGCTCCGGCTACTTTTGAGTTAGCTAATAGCGGTACGCCTACTTTTACAACTGACAAAGGATTTAGTAACGGAGGCGGTAGCAACTACCTAGACACTACGTTTAACTTTAGTACTGATGGAGACAAGTATACGCTAAACGATGCTGGGGCCTTTGTAGCTTTTCCTATAATGAGTACGACTAGCCAAACGAATAACCGCGTTTACGGTAATGAGGATCCAGCTAGCGCTAACTTTTTAAGCCCTAGAATAGACGTAGACGGTGCGGACTTATCTAACCGTAACTGGATAAACGGAGCCGACTACCAAGACCCCGACACAGCGCCCGACTTCCATAAGGATAACGATACTATATTTTTCCAAAATAGAACGGACGCGAGTACGGCTAACTATAGAAGTACGGACTTAGCAGCTAACAACGTTAAGAGCGCAGAAGATACGGCAAGTAGTAGCAGTAGCTTACTAAACGATAACCTAGTATTACTACAAGCTAAAGGCGCTTACCTAGAGAGTACGGCCACTATTGGAATGTTTGGACTAGGAGGAGCTCTAACGGCTACGGATATGCAGACGATAGAAAGAGCTTGGTATACTAACTATTACACTAAATTATAATGGCAGACGCAAACCTAATCTTAAAGCAGACGTTAAATGTAACGTGTATGCGTAACGATACCTTTAGGCTAGCTATGGTTTGGAAGGACTCTACGGACACTTTAATAGATCTTACCGCCTACACTTTTATAGCTGAAGTAAAAAAGAATACTAGCGACCTTACTAACTTTTTAAGCTTTTCCGATAGCGACTTTACAAAAGACGCGAGCGGAAACTTAACAATGAATAAGACTAGCGCTGAGATGGACCTAGTACCGGGCTTCTATTACTACGATATACAAGCTACTAAAATTTCCGACTCAACAGTACAAACCTGGGCCGGCGGTAACTTTATAATAAAGCAAGACGTAACGGACTAATGAGCGTTAATTTAACTCTACCCACTATTACAGCGCAAGAGCTAAAGCTACCGGCAGTAGATCCTATTAACTTAACTGTGGGTATAGTTTTCGAAAGTGCGCCAGTAATAACCGGAGTACCTACAATAGCTGGAACGGCTAAAGTAGGACAAACACTAACGGCTACCGCCGCTAGTGTTAGCGGAGTACCAACGCCTACCGATAGCTTCCAATGGCAGCGAAGCGATAACGGTACTACGGGCTGGGCAGATATTAGCGGAGCTACTAACACCACTTATACAGCTGTTACGGCAGACGAAAATAAGTATTTAAGAGTAGTGCAAACCTCTACTAATGTAGCAGGAAGCGACAGCGCAAACAGCGCAAGCACAGCCCAAGTAGCTTCAGCTTTTGAGTATTTATTAGACACTTATAGCTCTGCTACTGCGGCTTACTCTTTACGTTTGTTAAGATCTACTTATAGTGGTAGTGCTATCCGAGTTAGGCGAAGTGATGACAATGAAGAGCAGGATATAGGCTTTAGGAATGATGAGCTTGACACTTCAACACTTGAAACCTTCTCTTTAGGTTCGGACTGTTTCGTTACTACTTGGTATGACCAAAGCGAAGACGGGAATAATGCTACACAACTAACGGCATCAAGACAACCTAAAATAGTTAGTAATGGTACTACTATTACTGAAAATGGTAAACCTATTTTAGAAAATGTAGGCGGTAGCTGTGGTATGGATATTAGCTCAATTACATCTTTAAGTATTAACGCTTGGGTATTTAGTTCAGTAGTCGCCTATAGCAATGCTTTATTTATTAGCGATAATAGTTCTAATCCTTGGACTGGTTTTTCAGTCAGTGGTAATAGTTCTGATGGAAAAAACAATGGAATAGCTGCATACGCAAATGGTGTTGAGTTTACTTCCTATACTCGTGGTGACTACTACGATAATCTAAGCAGTCAAAGTGTATTCAGTACAAATATTAACTTTTCTTCAATGAATGCCTATTTAAGAATGGGCTTTAGTTCGTTTACAATGTATAATACGCAAGAGTTTGTTTTATATGATAGTGATGAATCATCTAACCGAACAGGTATAGAAACCAATATTAACGACTTTTACTCTATATACTAATGTACTACACCTCACAAAATAGAGAAGAATTGATAGCTTATAACGAAGCGGTAAATAGCGGAGAAGGTTATAACGGAACTACTACGACTTGGGCGGTAATTATTGAACATCCTAACGGAGCAGATTACGCTATACTTAAACACAAAAAATACGAAGCAGAGCTAACCGAATTAGAAACCCTTACTAGTGATTGGTTCCCGGAGCCAGTAGAATAAAAAGTTATGAATACTACCGACCTTAAAGTTTATTTTATGAATGCCGCTACTATGGCATTATCTTTTAGTAACTTAGAAGCTACGCTTAAAATAGTGCTGCTAATAGCCTCAATAGGTTATACAGCGCAGCGTTGGTATTTAATGAATAAAGAAAAGGAATAAATGAAGGACAGCTTTAACGATTGGGTAGAGGATTTAGAGAACCAGGAACAGCCGGAGCAATGCAGTATAGATAACCCCGACTGCGAGGCCTGCGGCAGCTAACAAAAAAACTATGTTTGAACGAGTATTTACCAACTGGAGAACTAGCGCACTAGGCGCGGTGCTTATGTGCGCTAGCTTTGCTTTTGTGTTTTGGGAAAAGGCTACACTAACGGAAGCGGGAGCTTTTCTAGGTGTAGCTTTTACCCTTTTCTTTGTGAAGGATCCTAAACCTAAAAGCTAATGCAGGTAGAGGCCGGAGTACTACACTTAGAGCACAGCGGCGTAGAGGTAGAGGTAAGCGTAGTTTGGGACCTCGTACAAGGGGGACCAATCTACGCGCTAAAAGGCGATAAGGTTTTTATGAGCCTCACAGCTGAAGAACTAAAAGCCCTTTACGTACTCTACCGGGACATAGAACTAAAAGGAAAGATAGAAGATGCGTAAATTAATAACGGCCCGTTTAAGGGCTTTTCTTTTTATTGGTGGTATGTTATCCTTAACGAGCTGCGAAGCTCTAAGAAATGCACTAACGCCAGCTAAAACGGAGGTAGTAATAACGGACACTATCTACGTACCTAAGGAGGTGGTAGATACTGTAACTATTACTTTACCGGTAGATACGATAGTAATTGAAACTGAGCGCGTAAGCGCTAGGGTAATTAGATCTTACGACACTATAAGCGTAGAGGCTCAATGCAAAGCAGATACGGTAATAGTAACGAAGACTATAGAGCTACCGACAAAGGTAAAGACGGTTACTAAAGTGCCTTGGTGGTGGTGGGTTTTTGTTTATGTTGGAGGCCTAGTTATTTTAGTGGCTTTTGTTAGAATAGCTACCTCATAAAAAAAGCCCCGTTAGGGGCTTCTCTTTTACTCGGCTTTAGCTTTTAGTCTAGCTATAGCTACTTCTCTTGGTATTCCGTGAGGACCTATCCTAAAGTTAGCTATGAAGTTATACTTTACTCCTAGTCTTTTGCTTTTGTCCTTTGTTTTTACAAACAAGCCTAAGTACTCTCTAGTGCATCCTACGACCTGCATAGAGGCCAGGAAGTAGTTAAAGGTGCTACCCTCTCGAATTACTGTAAACTCCTCTAACGGAGTATGAATAGTTCCAAATTGTTTAAATGGTTCCATAATAAAAAAATAAGCCAAGCTTTCGAAGGTGCAGCTTCTACTCGCAAGGCTTTTAAACTTTCTTAAATTACTCGGTTCTGCACTACCGAATAACAACACTACAATAATACTATAAATTAGACACTAAAACAAACGCTTATATATAAGTAGTCCACTTTAGTAATAAAGTTTATGTATTATAATTAGGAAGGCTTTATATTTGATTCTAAGCTATGTAGTATACCCCAAGGTTATAGCTACGCTGTTTAACCGGTTCACTTTTCCCCGTTGCATAAATGCCGGGGAACGTTCACCTTTCCAAGATCTCTTTTTTTCTTTTCTTGATTTTCTTTTTTTAGCTACTAACTAAACTACTTAGGAATAAATACAAGTAGCTACGTTAGCCTTAGCTATAAGTAGCTACGTAGTATTTATCTAACTAAGTTACTACTACGTAGTAGTAATACTACTCTAGTAGTTTGACAAAAAGCACAATTTCTAAATACTATGCAATAGGTATATAAACTTATTTTTACTTTTTTTTGCTAGAGCTTTTTTTTAGGGGGGACTGGAGCGCGTGAGCGCCAGTAAACAACATTTTTTTTATATCCTTAAAGCTAGTGTTTATAGGGGTTACAGCTTACACTATGAAAATAAAGTAAAGTTTTTTTGCATTTGATTAGGAAGTAAGCGAATAAAGCGCTTATATTTGCTCCAGTAACAACAACTAAAAACTATTACAATGAAAATTCAAGTAACAAAAATCGAATCAGGCCAAACAATCAAAGTAGCAAGAGTTAAAACTACTAAAGAGGCTTTAGCTTACTATATCGAAAGAATAGCCACGGGCAGTGATTGGTATAAGGATAATAAAGCCAAAGCAGAAGCTAACCTAGCTAAAGGTATTGATGGGGACTTAATTACAACAGGGAAGCACACCCTAGAGTTTAAAGTATTAGAAGTAAAAGAATACGCTAATTACACTGGAATAAATGAAGGAAATAGAACGATAGGCTGGAACGACACACTACTCGTAACCGACAAAGGAACCTACCTTGTACCAAATAGAAATAAAGTAACCTTAGTAGACTAACAACCAAAGCCCCCTTAACCGGGGGCTTTTTTAATTTAATACAATGCGGGAAAAGATTATAGAATACTACAGCGATACGGAGCCGGTACTTTTTGCCGACGGACTGGACGAAGCTATTATAGGTTTTGATCCTAATAGCTGGCAGGTAGTTTACAGCCGGACCAAAGTAATAAAGCTGCTCCAGGAGCGCAACGGTATGAGCGAAGAAGAAGCTATAAAACACGCTGAATATAATATTTTCGGAGCTTACATAGGAGACTCTACCCCAGTATGGGCCGAGGATTTTAACTGGGACTGAAAAAAAATATAACTTTTTTTACTTTTTTATTTGGTGGTATGAAAAGAAACGCCGTATATTAGCCTCAACAAACAACAACAAATAACTATTATTATGAAAACTGTAACTTTTAATTGCTCCGGGTTATTATGGAACAAAGGAGACAAACTAGAGATTTCAAAAGAAACAAAAAAGACAGTCGTAAGCTACGACGAAGAAGGTAAAAAAAGAGTCTTTTACAAATCATTATTTAAAGAATACGAATAAAACAAAGCCCCCGCGAGGGGGCTACTAAAACACTACCCCCGGCCCAGCTATTTATATTTTATTGGTTTGGTTTATTAGGTAAGGGCTGGGGGTTTTTAATACACTACTAAAATGGCTAAAAGAAAAATAACGCAGTTAGATTTGTTCTCCGGTATAGGTGGTTTCCATCTAGGCTTTGAGCGAGCAGGCTACGAGGTAGAAAGTTATTTTAGTGAGATAGATAAACACGCGGTAGCGGTGTATAAACATAGATTTAAAAATAGTACTTATGTCGGATCAGTTACGGATGTTCGAGGAGAAGAGCTTCCAAGAATCGACCTTATCACTTTCGGTAGCCCTTGTCAAGACTTTAGCTTGGCTGGAAAGCGTAAAGGTCTCTCCGGAGACCGAAGCGGCCTTATTACCGAGGCAATACGGCTTATTAGAGAGTGCCGACCAAGTGTTTTTATTTGGGAAAATGTTAAAGGAAGCTTCAGCTCAAACGATGGCGAAGACTTTGCGGCAATCTTGCAAGAGTTTACCAACATTGGGGGCTATAGACTTGAGTGGCAATTGCTTAATACAAGTTGGGTACTACCCCAAAATAGGGAGAGGGTGTACCTTGTCGGATATTCTACAACCCCCGGAGGAGATTGGCGAGGAGTTTTTCCTATCGGAAGCGAGTCAAAAAAGAATAATAGGATTAAGGGACACAACTTACGAGCAAATACCATCTGTGCAAAAAACGGAACCAACGGAGCGTACATTAGTGAAGGTCAACAGCCTACACAAGAAATAAAAGTAAAAAGCGCAACCTCTAAAGAAGCCGTAGTAGAGCCAACAATTTGTAGAGGTGGATTACAAAAGAATGCAGCACACTTTGAGGAGAAAAGCCCTGCGCTTACTTCCGCTATGGGAATGGGAGGAGGACACACGCCAATAGTAGACCAACCTAACTACCGCATAAGAAGACTAACCCCTATAGAGTGCGAGAGGTTACAAGGCTTCCCCGATAACCATACGGAGTACGGTAACTACGATGGGGAAGTAAAGAAGATGAGCAACACCCAACGCTATAAGCAATGCGGTAACGCGGTTACGGTAGATATTGTAGCTTTGGTAGCCGAGGCAGTAAAGCCTCTTTTAAATAGAACTGTTTAACTAAATTATATAATAATGCAAAAAGCAACAGTAACGGCAGCCCAGCCTACGGGCCAATGGGAAGGACAGTACGGAGTGCTGTATACCTTCGATGTAACACTAAGCGACGGTACCTCCGGTAGTGTAAATAGTAAAAGCCCACAGTTCCGTTTTGGAATTGGTGAGGAAGTGGAGTACGAAGTACCAGGACCGGGTAAGCTAAAGGTCAATAGACCTAACCCAATGGGTAACACTTTCGGCAATAACAGCGGAGGCGCTAGCACTAGCTACAGCTCCAATAGAAAGGACTACAGCAAGCAGCACGCTTTAACAGCAGCTTGCACCTTTTTAAATGGATCTAAAGCCACTAAAGAGCAGATAGTAGCCCTATCTACTTACTTCGCTGGATGGTTAAAGGAAAGCGCAGCGCCTCAAGTGCAACAAGCTAGCCACGCGGAAAGCGCACCAGCACCGGTAGCGCCTCCTGCACCAGCTCCAGCACCTGCGGCAGCTCCTACTTTTGGTAATGACGACTTACCCTTTTAAGTTATGTTTTTAACTAACTACACTACCGATAAGGTAAAGTTAGCTTTTATGTACGTTGAGATGCTCCGGAGTAACTGGAGCAATCTCGACGACGAAAGGAAGCAACAGCTCCTAAAGCAAATTAGCGAGCTTACAAACGTAGATTTTATAACGCAAGAATTTGAGAGCAAGTTATGAAGATCAAGTTACTAGACGGTAAGGAGTGGGACCGAGTAGAAATATTAGAGCAAATGCTTAACGATGATTTCTACTACGGTTATCTAGGCAAGGCAGCACTAAGTAGCTCTAGTTTAAAGAAGCTACTGCAAAGCCCTAAAGCTTACCAAGCGAGCTTAAACGAAGCGCAGGTAGAAAGCAAGCCACTACGAGAGGGCAAGCTTATACACCTGCTTCTTTTGGAACCTCATAAGGAGGAAAGCTTACACGTAGTAGACGTAAAGGCTAGGACAGCGAAAGCGTATAAGGACGCTGCGCTAGAGTACGGAGCGGAGAACACCTTTACAGCGGTGGAGATAGCCACAGCCAAGAAGGTAGCTAGAGCGGTTAAAGACTGCCCGGAGGCTTACGATATGATCTACGGAGCTGCTACGGAAGTGCCGCAGATAGGGAATATAATGGGGCTACCCTTTAGATGTAAGGCTGATATACTACATAAAGGCCAGCGTATAGTAGACTTAAAGACTACTGCCGATATATACAAGTTTAAGTATAATGCTTATACTTTCGGCTACGATGCCCAGGCGGCAATCTATACGCACCTATTCGGGTTAGAAGAGTTTACTTTTTTGGTAGTAGATAAAAGCAGCTACGACGTAGGTATATTTACCACGGGCCAAGAATTTATTAAGAGCGGTAAAGAAAAGGTAGCGAAAGCTCTTGACGTTTACCGCGAGTACTTCCAAGAAGGTAAACCGTTAAGCCAGTATATTATTAGAGATCATTTTGAATGATGTGTTAGGTGTGGGGGGCCGGCTCTTTATGCCGCTTCTATGCGGCAGGTAGTAGTTATGTTTTTGTTGTTATTACGGCCCCCCTTTTTTTACTTATGAATGAGCAAGAACTACTAGAGCATATAGCTAAGAACAGCAAGGCTCTAAACAAGGACTACAAGCGACTGAAGGCGACGCTTTACCCCGGTAAGCGTAAGCCGAAGAAGCGCAAAATAAAACGTAAGAAAGATGCTAAAGAAGTATTTTAGAAAGCAGCTACATAAGAGGTATGTAAGCAAGTACCTAGCGGAGACGCGCTGGGAGATTATAAACACGGTTATAGTAGCGAGCGCTACCGAATATAACTACGAGGTACAAAAGCACCTAAAGAACTTAGGCGGCTTAGTGAGGAAGTACGAACGCCGTAGCAGGTGGTTAAGGTTTTAGAGTGATGAGTAAAATTTTACATATGGGAATAACCATAACAAAAAAAGACACAAAGAGCAGCTATCTAGATTTTCTAGAAAGTAAGAAGCACAGTTTATCTAGCTCCGGTTTTGATCCGGTTTACATTCCTAGTATAGCTTTTGACTTCCAAAAAGAAATAATAGAACGAGCTGTAAGAAAAGGCCGTATAGCAATTTTTGCGGATACTGGACTAGGTAAAACTTTAATACAGTTAGCAATAGCTAAAAACGTAGTAGAGTATACTAGTAAGAAGGTGCTAATACTTACACCTTTAGCGGTAGGTTTTCAGTTTATAAAAGAAGCTGAGAAAATGAATATACCTAATGTATACCAATCTTTAAAAGGCGAGTTAAAGGGAGATATAATAGTATGTAATTACGAGCGTTTACACCTGCTTAATAGTGAAGACTTCGAGGCTGTTATATTGGATGAGAGCTCTATACTAAAGAATTTTAAAGGGCAGATAAAAAACCAAATAACGACATTTATTAAAAAGGTCCGTTATAGGTTTTTATCTACTGCAACGCCTAGCCCTAATGACTTTATAGAACTAGGTACTAGCGCAGAGGCTTTAGGTTATATGGGTTATACTGATATGCTTACAAAGTTTTTTAAGAACAACCAAAGCAGCATAGACAGCCGCAATAGAAATATAGGCGAGAAGTACTATTTAAAGCCTCACGCAGAAAAGGACTTCTTCGCCTGGGTTAATCAATGGTCTATTATGTGTAAGATGCCTAGCGATTTAGGCTATAGTGATGAGCGCTATAAATTGCCAAAGCTTAACACGGTTACGCATACTGTAGTAAATACTTCTAGGCACGATCACAACGGGCAAATAGGTATAGTAATACCAGTAGCTAAAACAATGACCGAGATACGCCACGAACAAAAACAAACGGAAGAGGAGCGCTGCCGTAAAGCTGTAGAATTAGCAGCCGGTAAGACTTCGGTATATTGGTGTAACACAAACAACGAAAGCGCACTACTTAAAGAGATGGATCCGGAAGCGGTAGAAATTACCGGCTCTATGAAAATAGAAAAGAAAGAGCAAATACTAATGGACTTTAGCGCAGGAAAGATAAAGAGAATTATAACTAAGGCAAAGATGACTAGCTTCGGTTTAAACTGGCAGCACTGTAGCCACTCGGTTATTTTCCCTACTTTCTCATACGAGCAATACTACCAAGCTATTAGACGTTTTTGGAGGTTTGGACAAATCAAGGAAGTAACTATAGATATAGTTATTAGCGACGGTCAAAAAAGGGTAATAGATGCACTACAGCAAAAAACGCAAAAGGCTATAGAGCTTTACGAGAACCTTACTAAGAACGTAAACGAGACGTACACCGAGACAAAAAGAGAATTTAACAAAGAAATAGAACTACCTAATTTTTTATAAGATGACAAAGCAACAAACAATTACCGAGAATTACGCTATTTATAATAGCGACTGTATGGAAGTTATGCCAACACTACCGGACAGCAGTATAGATTTAAGCGTATATAGCCCTCCTTTCGCTGGGCTGTATAACTACAGCAGCTCGCACCGAGATTTTAGTAACTGTGATACTAAGGAGGATTTTTTAAAACAGTACGAATACCTTATAAAAGAATTAAGTAGGGTAACCAAGGCCGGTAGGATTAACGCGGTACACGTTACCGAGGTAGTGCAGAATAACGGCGATAGCTGGGACTTTCCTAACGAGGTAATAAGATTACACCAGGCGCACGGATTCCAATATAAAGGACGTGTAACTATTTGGAAGGAGCCACTTAAAGTACGTATGCGTACAATGGTAAAAAGCTTAATGCACAAGCTTATAGTAGAAGATGCTACGCAATGCTTCCCAGCACAGCCCGACTACCTTTTAATTTTTAAAAGAAAGGGCGAGGCAGAAGTACCAGTAACGCATCAACACGGGCTAAATAAATACTACGGAGAAATTCCAATACTACCGAATATTTTACAAGCTTGGAATAATGCGAATAAGAGCGACTTTAACGCAGAGCAGCTATGGGAGCATTTAAATAATGTAAACGAGCCGGAAGGAATTACTAAGCTAAACCATTATATATGGCAACGCTACGCTAGCTCGGTTTGGGACGATATTAGAATAAACAACGTACTACCCTTTAGAGATTCAAGGGAAGACGATGACGAGAAACACGTACACCCGTTACAATTAGACGTAATAGATAGGTGCGTAGATCTTTGGAGCAATCCGGGAGAAACAGTCCTTACTCCTTTTATGGGTGTAGGTAGTGAGGTTTACAGTCCAGTAAGTTTAGGCCGTAAAGCTATAGGTATTGAATTAAAAGATAGCTACTATAAACAAGCTGTTATAAATTTAGCAGAAGCTAAACAACGCTTTAAAGATGAGGAAGAACAAAAAACCCTCTTTTAATGGAGCGCTTCGAACTATTCAAAAAAGCGGTAAAGCTAGTAGCTTTAATGCAGGCCACTTTGGAGCAGATGGACGAGCTAAAGGGAACGGTACTCTACAAGCATAAGCTAAAGAAGCTTTTAGCTAATACGGAGAAGGAGCTAGAGCGAGCTATAACTACTCCGCTAGCTGCTTTAGACAAAGAAGATCCGGAGCTATTGACGAAGATACAAAGTAACGTAGAGCTCATACTAGGTTTAGACCTGGAGGAGCTGGCAATGTTGCGAGCTGAAGTAGACGAGTATAATAAAACCAAAGAGAGATGAAAACACCAATTCAAGAAGTTTACGAAAACTTCAATTTAATGAGTAATGCAGACTTTAAAGCGTGGATGCTTAATACAGATTTACTTAAGATAGAGAGAGAGAGAATGTATGATTTTACAGAAGGGTGGTCTAATAGCGGCTTAACTATTGAAGATTATTACAACAAAACCTTTAACACCAAAGAGAATGACTGACCAAGAAAAAGCCACAAAGATTTTATTCTATTTGTTAGCGTTTACGATTTGCATATTCGCTCTAAGTGTACTGGCTTTGCTTTATGTTTATGCTCACCCGACAATAACTTTATAATGAGCTGCAACTGCAATAAGCCTATGAGTATTATAGAACTTTGTTTAAGAGATCGAGACGAGAACGGAATAGAAAAAGATTAAGCTAATGGATAGACTAGACTACGACCTAAGAAGCTACTACCGGGAGGAAGAGGAAACTTGCGAGAATTGCGGCGAGCCAATAGTAGAGCCTTACTATAACTGCAAGTGCGAATATGAAGACCAGGAAGAATAAAGAGATAGTACTAACGCTAGGAAAAGTACCTAGCTTAAATAGTTTTTATGCGGGGAGCCACTGGACAAAAAGAAAAAAAGCTAAAGACGCTGCACTTAAAGAGGTTAAGGAGCAATTGGGTTTTAATCAAGGACCTGCTTATAATAGCTTTAGAGTTACTGCTAATGTTCGTTACCGTTACGATTTGGATAACAGTATTATTGCTGTTAAATTTACTAGCGACGCTCTTAAAGCCTTGGGCTGGATTAAGGACGACAGCCCTAAATACTTTCGACACTTGCTTTTGGTTTGGAAGGAATCACTACCAGCGAACACGGCGGAAATTATAATAACGCTATCCGATGAATACCCGGAATAAAGGAGCTCTAGCTGAATACCGTTTTATAAGTACTGCGATTAGCTTAGACCTAAAAGTATTAGTACCTGCTGTAGAAGGCTACGCTTACGACTGTATAATAGATAACAGCAGAAACCTATATAAGATTCAAATAAAATACGCTAGTAAGGATAAGCGCCTAAGTAATGTATACGGCTCTATGCTCCATAGAAGGATAAAAAGCACTAACCCAACCTATAGAAAGTACCAAGCTAACGAGGTAGACTTTTACGCTATATACATTTGGTACATTGACACCTTTTATATAATACCTTTTGAAGAAGTAGAAAAAAGCAGCGTTACACTAGATCCTAAAAACGATAACAACAAATACAGCCAGTATAAAAACAACTGGGAACTACTACTATAAACAAACCTAATGCAAGATATACAGCAGGCCGCTAAATTATATATAGAGCACGGCTTTAGCCCGGTGCCCCTAGTAAGTGGACAAAAGCGCCCACTACTAAAGGACTGGACAAAGTATAAAGAAGCTCCTATAGAAGATCTAAACCTATTTACTACGGATAGCCTCGGCTTGGTTTGTGGGTATAACGGCCTAGAGGTATTAGATATAGACGCTAAACACTTTACCGGGAACGAGTTTAAAGACTACATAGCACTACTAGAAGCTAACGGCCCCGACATATTACCAAAGCTAGTAATACAAGAAACCCCTAGCGGTGGCTTCCACTTTATGTACCGCTGTGAGGTAATAGAAGGGAACCAAAAGCTAGCTAAGAACAAAGCTAAAGAGGTAACCTTTGAGACTAGAGGAATAGGAGGCCAAGTAGCCGCCTGGCCTACTCCCGGCTATAAGCTAGAGACTAAAGCGAGTAACATACAGTTTATAACCCCGGAAGAAAGGGCTATACTATTGGACTGCGCTAGAGAATTAGACGAAACGCCTAAAGTAGAAGTAACCTACAAAGCACCTAAACCAAGCTTAAACGACAGCGACGAGCTTACGCCGTGGGACGATTATAAAAGCAAAGTAGACTGCCTAACGGTAATACAAAGCCACGGCTGGACCATAGTACGAGAAGATAGTAAGTTCATCTACGTTAAAAGACCGGGACAAACGGACGCACCGGACAGCGGTAAGATATTTAAGGACTCCGGACTTTTATACGTATGGACCACTAGCACAGCTCTAGAAGCAGAAACGATATATAACAGCTATACGCTACTTACAGCTTTAGAGTATAATAACGACTATAGGGAAAGTGCTAAAGCTCTAAGAGCTGAAGGCTACGGAGCCCAAAAGCCAAAGCAACTAAACGAGGTAGAAAGGTACGAGGAGGCACTAAGCGAACCCCAAGAGAGCGAAGAGCCTACCGAGGACCTGCTAGAGAAGTATTTACTTGATCCTACGGAAGAAATAAAAAACCCGCCTAGCGTATTAGAGTTAAAGCTAGGGCTAGAGACTTATACGCTGGCTACTGCCGGTAACATAAGCCTAGTACAAGGGAAGGCTAAGAGTAGAAAGAGTTACTTTGTTTCTGCCTTGGCTGCCGCAGCTATAAGAGAAGGATATAGCGAGAACCTGCTAAAAGCTGGAATAGTAAAAGGTAACGTCTTATACTTCGATACTGAACAAGGAGACTACCACGCGCAAAAGGTTAACCAAAGAATACTGCACTTAGCCGGAATACCTAAAGAGGTAGGCCAGGAGAGACTTAAATACTTCGCACTACGTAGAGCAGATACTAACGCAGATAGGCTAAGTATTATAGAATATGCGCTAAGACGTATAGAAGGTATTAGCTTATGTATTATAGACGGTATAGTAGATGTAGCTAACGGGGTAAACGAGGAACCCGAAGCTATAGCTTTGGTTAGTAAGCTAATGAAGATAAGCGCAGATAAGAACCTAAACCTAGTTACGGTCCTGCACGAAAATAAGAACGATAGAGGCGCTAAAGGACACTTAGGAAGCTACCTAGTACAAAAGGCAGAAACTGTATACGGTGTAAGTAGAAGCGAAGACGGTAACAGTACGTACATAGAGGGACTGTATACGAGAAACGCAAGCTTTCCGGATCTTGAGCTAAACGTAATAGGCAGAGACGTAGAAATAAGCGTAAAGGAGTTAGAAGGCCCAGGAGGTAAAGAGTGGACCGTAGACGAACTAGAAAGGCTAGCTAAGAGCGTACAAGGTAAAACGATAAACCAAGCTAAGACTTTTATAAGAGACGTAGAGAGCTGCAAGCTTGTAGAAGCCTCTACCGCAGTTAGTTTAATGGAGGCAGGAAAATATATAATGCTGACAAATGAAAAAAATCCCAAGATTTTAGTAAATTTAAACGGAAGTAATCAAAGTACGGACGAACCGCCGTTTTAATAATGTGGATAGAGATAGCTAAAAATACTTGGGCACAAGCTAGAGACGAGAAGGACGCGGAACGTATAAAAAAAAAGTGGAAAGATTACAAAAAGAAGCAAGGCGATTTAACGAGCCGGCACTATATAGTTAATTACATAGAAAACGAAAATACCATAAAATGAAACTAAGCGACCATTTAACCCTTAAAGAAGCAACTTATAGCGCTACAGCTATAAAGCACGGAATTGATAACCAGCCGAACATAGGCCAACTAGAAGCACTAAAGAAACTAGCTAACGCTATCTTCGAGCCTTGCAGAGAGTTTATAGGAGGACCGCTAAGAGTAAGTAGCGGCTTTAGAGGTAAAGAACTTAATAAACGTATTGGCGGTGCTTTGTCTTCGGATCATATGATTAACGACGAGAAAACGGCAGCCTTTGACTTAGACTGCGATACTTACGGCAACGGTACAAACGCCGAGCTCTTCCACTTTATAAGAACTAAGCTAGAGTTTAAGCAGGTTATTTGGGAATTTGGAGGAGACGTATACGAGGAAGGTACTAACCCTAACTGGGTACACGTAGCTTGGTCCAACGATCCAAAGCTAAACAAAGGCGAGGTACTGCTAGCTAAGAGAGTAAACGGACGTACTGTATATGAGTACTACAAGGCGAAATAAAATAATAGAGGTAGTGTTACTAATGGAGGTAGGTACTACCCTACCAATAAGCGACGCTACCGCTATACCCCTATTACACGAAGTAAATAACAGTAAAATTTTAGACCAATGTTTAATAATAACAGCTACGAGTATAAAAAAGCAATCCGAGCCAAAGCTGCAAAAGCTTTTGGCCCCACTATTAAGTTAGACTTATTCCTGGAGTTTATAGGTTTTTGGGACGCTAGAGAGTATAAGAGCGCTAACGATATTAGAACGGAGGCTAAAGATATGCACCTAAATAAAGTAGTTAGCTTTATGAATCAATATACGGACGGATGAACGAGCCCGAATTATTTTATAAGTTTAAAGAGCACTACCTACCGGAGCTAAAAGTAGCTGTAGATACGGTTAGCCCTTTCGATGCTATTTGCCATAGAGCTAAAGTAGTGGTAGAGTTTAAGTGCAGGCGCTCACATTATAGAGACTTGCTTATAGAATGGCCTAAATACCAAACGCTATTAAATAGAGCAGCAGACCGAGGCTATAAACCTTTATACGTTTGTTCTACTCCTTTAGGAGTTTGGGCTTGGGATCTTACCTACCTTAATCTAAAATGGATTAAGAAGCATTTGCCCTACGAGACTAAGAGCAATATACACGCGGTTAATGACCGCAGACCAATACTAAAGCAGGTAGCTTACTTGAGTATAGAAGATGGTAGCTACTTAAATAAAATAGAGGTATGAGAAACGAAGCTATAGACAAAGTACTAGAGCAGAACGCGCAGCTATTCCAAAACTTAGGAATAGATAGCACTAAGGCAGAAGTACAAGCTGCAAAGGTGCAAGAGCGTAAGAACCTACGCAGCGTAAGACACTATAACCCGGAGCTAATAGATAGACTAATAAACGACGGAGACAAATAGTAATGCCTTACGTACCGAAGAAAGGAAGTAATAAACCTTGGCTAGCAAAGCGTAAGACCTTTAAAGGTAATCAAGGAGAGGACGCTGACTTTTACAATAGTAGAGACTGGCGTAAGCTCCGCGCATATATTCTAGCAGGTGAGCCACTATGTAGAGAGTGCACAGCTGTAGCTACTGTGGTGGATCATATTACGCCGATAAGATTAGGAGGCAGTAAGTGGAGCCACGAAAATTTACAGCCAATGTGCACCAGCTGCCACAACAAAAAGAGCAGAAGCGAGCGCGACAAAAAATATACCTAGGGGGGTATCAAATGTAGAAGCAAAACGGCTGTACATAG